TTTATTTGAACAATCTTACCAGCAGAAGTTCCATACTCCATTCCTGTGTAAGAATCTAAAAGTACATAGTCGCCAACTTTTATTTCTATTCCGTATTTATCTGTTTTCATTTTTTATCTCTCTTGTAGGTGTTGGGCTGGAGAGAGAAGCCAACCCAACACGATTAGTATTTGATATGAAAATAAATACTTGTCTTGCGACTCTCTCGTTATATATTTTTTTATTTATAATCATATCTTTAATTGATTCGTTTTTTATATTACTGATTTGTTATTTCAACAAAATTCTAACGAAATTAGAAAAATAACTGAAAAAAGGTTAAATAAGCTAGGTTTTACGCCAAAAATAACATTTGCATAATACAACCAATTTAGTAAGTTAATCGTATGTTTAATTTAAATAAAGGAGAGAAAAACATGAGTATGGTAGGAGTAAAACAAAGACTACAAGAAGAATATGATATTTTGACAACTAAGTTTTCAACATACTATTCTAAAATAAATAACAAATATAAAAGATATAATCCTAATCTTGGTTTTGACCAATTAGGTATTAAAAAAGCTAAAGATAAATTAGATAATGATAGTTCATTACTTTATTCAATTTATTTTTCTTTAAGAACTTTAGAATATATTAAACCTGATTTAAAGGAGAGAGCATAATGATATATAAAGGATATGATGTAGAGGAAACTCCATTTGGAGTTTCTATATTTTTAAAAATGCCATCAGGAGATATGAGATTTATTTCTGAAGAAGATACAATAGAAGAAGCACAGGAAATTGTTGATGAAGAAGTAAGAATAATGAGTCTTTTAAAAAAACTAAAAAAGGAGAGAACAAATGCTTAAAAAAATAACATACTACACTTTAGGTTTTATTTTTTCGAGTTTATGTTTAACTGCAATCATGTTAGGTTGCTTACACGTTTGGAGTATATAATGAGAATACCAACTAACTCAAACTTTAGTACAGAGATTGCTAAAAAATTTAAACAGATTTTCCACCGAGATATGACTCTTGGTGGATTACAAGATTTACAGGACGAACTTAATTTAATCAATCCTGTAGATACTTATTTGCAAAAGCAAGTAAGTCATTTGGAGAAAAACAATGAACCCAAAACAAATGTTCAAGGTTCAAGAACAGCTAGACAAGAAAAAACAAATGGAGAAAGATTTGTTACAAAGGTTGTTAAAGAACAAAGAACAGCAGAAGAATTTGGCTTTTAGATTACATTTTCTAAAGTATCATCAGCCAATTTTATAGAGAGGAAAAAAAACAAGATATGAAAACAATACTTTTACTCATGCTATCTATGACCCTATTACAAGCCTGTGCCTATAAACCTATTATAGATACTGCTGGAAGATCAGGTACATTCGATAGTGATAGAGCAAATCTAATAACTGACGATCAATTACATTGTAAAACACTTGCTAAAGATAATACAAACTTTGTAAGTAATATTTTGTATTGGTCTTTAAGCCCAACTATGGACACAAAATATAGGTCTATAGTTAGAAAATGTTTAACAAAGAGAGGTCATAGTGTGCTTAATTAAAAAACATAAAAAATACCAATACTTGTATTTAAAAGAAAAAATATCTGCTCATCAATCAGATTATAATAATTATGAAATTGGGCATCATTGTTTCATATCTATATATAATAGATTAGATTTTTACTCTGATTGGTTAGATAAAATTAACAATAAATATAAATACATATAGGAGAAAACATGAACAAAAATAATACAGTAGAAGAAATCAATATCTCAATTAATAATCTATTAGAAGAATGGAATATCAGTAGAGAGCATAACGATAAGATTGTTACCCAGATTATAGGGTTACAGTTAAGAAAGATAAGATTGGTTAATAAGATGACCCAAACTAGAGTTGCTAAAGCAATTAGAGTTACATTCCAACAGATTCAAAAATACGAAAAAGGCCAGAATCTTTGTAATCCGATAAACCTATTAGCTTTGTCAGAATACTTTAATGTATCATTTGACTATTTTATTAAACCAATCCATAATAAAGAACTTACATTATTAACAAAAAGGAGAGAGAATGTATATCCGTTTAGGCAAGACTACAACATGGCAAGATAAAAGAATCAACGCCATGAATAGAATAATAAGTAAAAATAAATTTAAAACAGAACACTTTATAGAAGAATATAATAGGGTGTGTGTTTCAAATGCTAAAAACAAAAGAGAATATAAAGGAGAGAATAATGCCAAAACAAAATGAAAAATACAAACTTAAAATAAATGTAGATGAACTTGATGAGATGCGAGATGAAGATAAAAAGGATATGAAAGATTGGGGTTATGATAGATGTGATATTTATTTGTGGCAAGGTAATCTTTGTATTTCCTCAGATTATGCTAAAAAAATAATTAACACTTTAAATCCTTATTCTAATACACATAGTGAAATATTAGAAGATTTAAAAAACGCATTAAATTATAAAGACATAATAGGTTATCAACATTTAGGTTTAAAAAAAGAATTAATCAACAAAGGAGAGAATAATGGCAATTCATAAAACAGAACATGGTCATACGATTGAGTTCAATGAAGAAAAGCACGTCTATATTCATAACAACGAATATGTAGTTGGAATGAGTACATTACTTGGAAAGTTAGCGAGTCCAATGTTAGAGAATTGGAAGATTAGCCAACAAGTAAATGCTATCAAAACTGAAATGGAACGAGAGGGTATTCCAATCGACCAAATACAGAAGATAGTAACTAACGCTAAATCTAATGCAAAAAAGTCAGGAGATAATATTTTAAATATAGGCTCTATGGTTCATAAGTTTTGCGAGATGTGGCTTAAAGGCGAGAAATTTACTGACCCAAGCGACCCTGTAATATTAGGTTGCTTTGAAAAGTTTAAAAGGTTTTGGACAAAACATAAGCTAAAAGTTATTGAGTCCGAAAAGGTTTTATATTCTGAACGAGGATTCTGTGGAACTTTAGATTTAATTGCTAAAGACCCTGACAATAATCTTTGGCTCATAGATATAAAAACTTCTAAGGGTTTGTTTTTAAATATGGTTCATCAACTACATGGATATAAGTTGGCCTATGAAGAACAAACAGGAAAGAAGATCAATAAGATGTATATAGTTCGATTGCCTAAAGATAGTGGCGATTTCGAGGCTAGACATATCTTATATAAAAAGGAACACTTACGAGCATTTTTAGGATTACTCAGTTGTCATAAATCCGAACTAATGTTTAATGAGTCAGTACGAAAATATAATCAACTAAAAAAAGGAAATAAAAATGTACGAAAAAACTAAATTCGATAAACCTTTTTGTGGGTTACAGATGAGATTGTTCCCTACAGGAAATCAGAGTCCGAAGTATGAGTATTCTGGCGAGGCAAGTAAGGTTAAATTTACTTGTAGCTTAACCAAAAGAAAATATGGTTTATCACAAGTTAATGAATGGTTTAATACACCAGAGGTTCAAGAATATACTAAAGCTGGATATGTTTTAAAGTATATGACAAAGACTCAAGAAATGCAGAACCCACCACAATATGCAAAGGGTAATCTTGAACAGATATTCTGTTTGATAATGGTTAAGCCATACAAACCTCAACCCAATGTAGATGGATTTAAGCCTGTAGGTCAAACTATGCCTAGATATACTGAGCAACCAATGACACAGGCTCAACCCTCTGCACCAGATCATGCTATGCCAGTTGAGAAAATGAGTGATATGGACGATGAGATTCCATTTTAATTATGACAAAAAAACTTATTAGCGAGATTGATAAATTAAAGCGTGATCTCGCTTTTAAGAGAGAAGAATTACAAGCTATGTATTTAGAAAATAAAGGATTAAACAAAACTATAGATTCTTTAGAAAAAGAAAATCATAGCTTGAAACAACAAATAAAACAGTTAGAACAAGAAGCAGAGGAGATGTTATTATACCCATGATGATATTTGGAAAAACTAAAAGTGATTGGAAAGTGTTAGAACTACATTATAGACGAGAATGGATTTGTTTTGTAGTAGGCTTTGTATTAGGAGTGATATTGATATGAGTTTAAGTTTTAAATCTTATGAAGAACTAGAAAGAGCATCAGAAAGATGGGCTGAATGGCATAAAAAATCAATTATTCTTGAAGATGGTAAAAAAGCTATGTTTAGTAAATTGTTTCTTAAATATAAATTAGATACTAAAACAGTTATAGAGGCTGAACATAAAGCAAGAACTGATAAAGAATATCAAAATATTGTAGAGCAGTATGCTAATGCAGAAGAAGAATTAATTAAAGCTAGATACCATTGGTCAAATTTATCTCAGTACCTGAGCATGAAACAATCAGAAATAAAACGAGATTTAGCTTTGAGTAATAAAATTTAAATGAATTCTACTAACGATATAAAGATTTGCTCCCTATATATGAGTTTAGTAGATAGAGCCATCAGCGAGAGTTGGTGGCTTGTTAAAAGAATTTTGGGAAGAATGAAGATAGTTAAATAAACGGCTATCGCTTTGGATTGCCCCAAAATAGCTAGGGTGGATTTGATCTCTCTCTTTACCACCCTAGTTTCTAGTAATATCAAAATGCTTAATATCAGTATCTTCGTGAATCCCTGTGTAAGAATATTCATAATTAATTAAGTCAACATCACTTCGTCTTTTTATTTCTTCGACCATCTCATTGACTTTAGTAAAGTATGGATAAGTGTCTATAAATCTAAAGTTGACGAAACTACCATAGGGATTGTTATGTGTTTCTAATTGAAGTTCTAAATCTGTAATTACTGCATCAACTTTTATATTGTCCATTAGGACATATTACTTCTTTTTGTTTCTGTTTAAAACCTTATCTGTCATCTTAGTTGAAAATGTTGCAGTAAATACAATAATTACTAAATACCAAACACTATCTGGTAAATCATTTATAATTCTAACCCATTCTTCAAAGTTATCTCTAGTGCTATCAAACCAGCCTGTACTTAACATTCCAACAAGCCAAAGCATTAATATTTCATCTTTCCAAGATTTATCTTGTGATTTAATTCGTTGAACATCAACTTCTTTACAAGCCTGTATCTCAGCTTCTCTAATAGTTTTTACTTTTTCTGCTTTGTGTTTTAGATGATCAGTAACTTTACTAACTGCTAATTTTGTTAAAGGATTATTTAATAAGCTAAAAATCATAAATAAGTATTACTTGTTAAAAAAATTAATGTTGTCCAATATACCACAAGAATAGAATAAATAAAATAAGTGAAGTTCATTAACTCCTAATATTCCTTATTTTTTATTTTTCAACTCTTTTGCTAGTTCGCAGTAATGAATTATCTTATTCCACTTCTCATCTGGGTTTTCGCCTTGCTTTTCTCTCAAACAATATTTGATGATATTGCCTTGTATGAAATCTAGCTTATTGGCTACTATAAACTCTATAGGCTGTATGGTATATGATTTGTAATGCTTCCCACCTATTTGCTTGTCAGTAGCCCTCTCTGTGGCTCTCTGTGGCTTTAACTTAGACGATTTTGCCAATCCAATCCCCTTTTTCATTCAAAACCATTGGGAGTAGTCTTGGAATACCATTTAAGATAACTGCACAACCTATGATAAACCTAGTCTTAAAGTTTTTAGCATAAGCAAAAGCCATGCTCTTTTGATTTATTAAACAACCTACATTCATTCCAAAAAATAGGTTATCTGGGTTAGCCCACCAACTAATAACAAACTTCGTATGATAATGACCTTGTACGCAACTCATTCCCATAGTTTGACTTGTTTTTAATACATCTGCACTTCTACCATGTGTAAAGAAACATCTTTGGCCATTAGACATAGTTAAAGTTAAATCATCTATCCATTTCCATTTTTTAGTACCTAAGAACTCTCCATAATCTTTTAAGAACTCTTTACTCATTCCATGCTTTAATGCTCTACGATAAACTAGACTAGAATGGTTACTATCTACTTCTGTAACTTCTGGAAATACATTCTCTAATTCTTTTATATATTTTCTAGCCTCTGCCAATTCTTGACCAGCAGAAAAAAGATCAGGGTTGCTATCGTGCATAGAGATCGCATGAAAGTCTAAGCTATCTCCAATATTTACAACTGTGTCAGGTTTAAATTCTTTTTTGATTTCTTTTAAAAATTTGATTGCGTCTTTGTGATGATATGGAATGTGCATATCAGATATAACTAAAATTCTCTTATGACTCATGCAATTATTACTTGTACTTATTTTTAGGTGTTTGTAAAGGTTACACCTTATCTATCAAAAGCATAATTACATATGCCATTGAACTTATTAATGCACCAGCAGAAATAAGCATAATTTTTTCAATTCTATTTATTTGACTTTGTAAGTCATGAATTTTATCGTGTGTTGCTTTCTGCATAATACGACAAAGTTTTTCGTGAGATTCTATTTTTTGTAAAGCTGACTTGGTCATTTTTTTTTCTTTCTTAAATCTGTATCATGTTTTCTTGAGCCACGAAGATAGGAATTAACTCTGGCCATAGCCCAACCAGACATAGGTATTTTAGGTCTTGAACCAGAAGATAACCAAGCACCCTGACCTCTACGATATACTTTTTTTAAAGTACCTAATGTAATATTTTTTCTGTTCTTAGCTTTTGCTCTAAGTGTAGAAATTACTCTAGCAGATAAAGGTTTTCTTCTAACAGCCATTATTTTACTCTCGCTTTAAACATTGATCTTGGAATTCTAGCACCAGATTTATATGCTTTTGACATATATTTAAGTAATTCAACTCTAGCCGATCTTTTGCCACCTTTAAGACCTGATAAATATTTTTTAGGTATTTTAGATTTTTTATCTTTTGGAACTTTACGTCTTTTCATTTTCCAACACTCCTCATAGCTTTAGTATGTGCAGAAGAAAAAGTAGCACCTTTTTTTAATGCTCTAGCCATAGATCGCATATGCTTTAGACTATGGTGTCTTGCGTGTGCTTTCATAGTCTTTTGTTGTCTAGGTTTAAGACCTTTTATAATTCCTGATATTGATGCTACTTTTACCATTTACTTCTTCTTCTTTTTTTTCTTTTTCTTTTTTTTCATTGGTTTTGAATAACCATATCCTGTTCCTCTAGGCATTATTTCCTCGCTTTCTTTTTCTTTTTCTTTTTATTCATAATAGCTTTTTGTAAAGCTGGTGGTAGTTTCTTTTGTTTTTTAGTAAGCATAACTTCTCCTAGTTTTGTAGTTTTCCACCAGACCATTTAGCATCTGGTAATCCATTAGTATATGATTTGCCATCAAATGTTAATACTTGTTTTCTATTAGAGCCATCTGAATATGATACATGAACCCACCCTGATGATGGTTCTCCTGTATAGTATTCTAAAATTAATTGGTCAAAATCGCAGTTATTAGAAACGTAAATTGCAATAGCAAGATTAGATACACCAGCTATTTCAAAATCTACTGCTTGTCCTTTTGCGTGTTGTGATGTTTTTTTACTTCCTATTGCTTCGCATAATTCCTCTGATCTAAAACCAGATGTAATTGTAACAGGCTTATCATCAAATTTAGTACGCACTTTCTCTAATATCTCATAACAAATATCGCCTAGATTTTTAATTTCTCCAGCACCAGCTTTGTTTTTAATACCAAGCCTAATAGCAGTAGAACTTTTTTCCATCTCCTCTAAAGAAAAATTTTTAGAAAGTTTCATAATTACCTCGCTGTTGTTGGGATTCCTGTGCTTGTTACAAATGGATTCTTGGCAAACGCCATGTAGATAAATACATTTCCACTTCTATTAGTATCATTAGTAGATGCTCTAATTTTAAATCCATTTGAAACTATATCTATGTGTCCAAAGCCTGTTGTTTGTTCTGCTCTAGATTCATTTGCATTTAATGTGTCATTATCTGGGTTAAATCCAACTCTTTTATTATCATATATAACCCAATTATATCCAGCGTCTGTTGTATTTTTAACCATTACCCAAGCTGGTTTAAAACCTGTATAAACAAATGTTCCATCACTATTACCATTCCCTGTGTATGAGCCAAACTTAGAGTAGCCTTTTTTCTCTGCGAAGCAGTAGGCTATATAATTATTATTATTAGTATTAGTATGGTTATCACCACTTGTTGCTGAAACTGTAAATACTGTTGAGGTAGGAGTAACACCACTTTGACCAAAAGCATAAGTTCCACTAGCTTGTGCATAAGTTTGATTTAATTGAAGTACATTATTCCAACCTAAAGATGTGCTAGATGTTTGCCAACCACCTGTTGCATTAAGACATTTAACCATAATCATATTTGAAGCAACTCCTAACCCATGACCTATGGTTGCTGTATCATTACTTGCACCATTACCTGTATATTTAACAATACTAAATCCAGCAGTAGTGTTAGCAGATACAGTTGATTGAATACTACCTGAAAAATTAGATGAGCCAAATAATGAGTTAGTATTTGCTTGTCCACCCATGCCAGAGTGTTGTGTGCAATAATAATATAAAGTTGCTACACCACTTCCAACTGTAATTATAGTTTTTGCACCAGAACTTCCTGGTGTTCCTACTGTTGTAACTCCTGTTGTATATTCGCTTCCACCACCATGAGTTCCGTTTGATGTTGTAGAAAATCTTAATGGGTGTCCAGAGTTAGAACTATCTGATTGGTCGAATGTATATGTACCACCCTCTTGTAAATCTAAAGTAACAGCACTTGTTCCAAAGTCATTAAATCTATATTTGTTTCCACCATCTGAAACTACTTTAACTGTGTATGTTATGGCTGGTGCTGTGCCACCAGCTAACCAATTCCATGATGCGTAATTATTACCAGATAAATTATAAGCACCATCATTATTAGTAACTGTAAAACCATCTGAATCTATACTACTAAAATTACTTGTAGTTGCTTCTGCATTAGTTAAATTTGAAGATAAGAATTTGTTACTTGGTCTAATAACATCAAATAACTTATGGTCATAAGCACCTGTTCTATTTTTTAACCAAACCCAATCTGGTTGAAACCCAACTCCTGTAATAGATTGAGTTGCACCTGTACCTGTATAAAGTTTAGTATTAAAATAATCTGTTGGTTTATCTATTGTTGTATAAGCCATTATCCATACTCCGCTAAGTTTTTAGAATTAAGTGCATAATATCCACTAGGTACTGCATATTCAAAGTTTCCATAGCCATTACCATCACTATTTCCTGATGAGATTGCATAAGGTGGAGAGCCAAAGTTTGCCGACCAATCTCCATTTTGACTACCTGAATGACAAGATGGATTAAAAAAATATGCACCTAATTCAGTTGAACTTGAAGCAGTTAATGATTTTGCACCTGTTCCTGTAGCACCACTTGTAGGGTCTCCACTATTTTGCCATGTTCCATTTTTAGAAAAATATATTTTATTGTTATCTAAATCTAAAGCTATTCCAACTATGTCATTAACAGTATAACTATTTCCATAAGATATATCGTCACTACCATTTACTGCTAATGTTCCTGTTTCTCTGTATCCAATACTATTTGAACCAAAACCACAAGGAGTATCATTTACTGCTGAATCTTTATCTGAATTTACACCAACTGCCATATCATTATCACTTGAAGCAACAAGTTTAAATTCTGCATACCATTTACCTTGTGAAACTCCTATAGTAGATTCTGCTCCAAATTTACCAGCATTAGATATATCTATTGTTAAATTACCATCAGAAAAATTTGGTGCATCATTGACAGATGCTAAAGGATTTAATGTTGCAAAATTATTAGTACAAGTATCAGTAGATTGATCTATGCTAGTTAAGTTATTTACAGTAAAGTTATTTCCATTTCCAGATACATCTGCACCTAGACTACTAGAGTTTTCAAAGTCTAAATAGAATCCATTTGTGCCAAAGGTTAAACCAGATACATCAATGGGTTTCCAGATGTTTGTGTCTTCGTCAAATTCTCCAAATGATGTTGGGGTAAGTGCTTGTCCGTCAACAAGTATTACTTCTGACATATAGCCACTATAATATTCTGGAGAACTATCAATTCTTCTTCCTATTCTAATATTGTTTCCACTTAAATTCCAATCTGTATCTAAATTTTGTGATGGATATGTAGCTGTTTCAAATGATGTAACTTGTGTTCCATTAACATAAAATTTTGCTCTATTTGATGCTGTGGCTTGTGTAGTATCTATTGCAAGAACTATATGATACCAAGCACTTAAATCAGAAAAAAGAGCATTAGTTTTTAAATTTAAATTTACTGTTGGAGAATTATAAAAAATAACTCTTATTCTATTACTTCCTGAAACTGTATCAAATTCAATAGCACTAACATTATTACCATCTGTTCCTGTGTCAGCTTCAATAATTCTTTCATCTGAACCTATTGATGCTCTTTTAATCCAAAAAGATAATGTAAATGTTTTTCTATTTCCTGTACTTCCAAATGTGCTTGATAAATAATCACTACTCCCTCTATTAAACCTTAATGAGTTAGCAACTTCATAACCACCAGAAATAGTGTTAGCTGGTATAATAATCATTAAATCTCCAATGTTGGAAATTCTACTAATGGTCTTGTAACAGTACCATCTTCTTGCTCTGTGTATTCGTATAATGCTTTTAGTTCATCAACATTAGAACAGTTATCAATAGCAGTTTCCATTTCATTAGATTTAGATCGAACATCTGCTCTAAAGGATAAGATATTTGCTGGTACATCATAATCAGCTACCTCTGTTGATTTTGTAATATACCAATCTGTTGGTGCAAGTAATCCACTTGCTTGTTGTTTAACTATTTTTTTCTTTTCAGTTTTTAAACCATAATTAATTACTTGGTTGCCATCATCATCTAATAAATTATTACCATCTTCATCTACGGCGTTTTCATCTTCTAATCTTTTAGCAGTTGCAGTTCCCCAAGATTTAGTAACTTGACCATCTGCAAAGTTATATTGTTCGTTTGTGTTATTATAATATGCTGGGTCTTTGTAATTAGTTGAATCAGTTATAACTTCATATAATCCTATTGCTTCTTTTTCAGATTGTGTCCAAACTTCAAATATTTTAGCTGGGTATCTTACATCTCCAACTATAATAGATTTTGGATTGTTAATGTATTGTGTAATATTATTATCTTCAACTAATGCGTACATATTTTAACTTTCACTCATGTTTAATGTTCTACCAACTTCTTGCCATACAGCACCATTGTATTTAAAAACTAAAATATCAGTTTTACCATCTGTGCTAGTGAACGTAGGTGCAGTTGAACCAGCAAATTCAAAAACTGTATTAAAGGCTATTGTGTGTGAACCATTATAATTAATCTCAACACAAATAAAAGCACCCTCTACTGAGTTAGTAGGTGCAGAGAAAGTAGTGTTTTCTGTTGTCAAATGATATGCGTTTGGTTTAGCTTGTACGTCCCAAGCTACAGCGTTTGATGATGAAGTTAATGCTTGTTGTGGAAAATAAGCTAGATCATTAAACTTAATCTTTCCTGTTCCATTTGGTGTAAAGTTAATATCGCCATTTGATGCTGATATAAAAGCATTACCATTAACATCTAAATCTCCACCTAATTGTGGAGTAGTATCTCCAACTAGATCAGTTGCTGAATCTGAAAAGTTAATAGTATTTGATGATGTATTAACTGTAGCAAAAGTTATATCATCTGAACCATCAAAAAATTTAATTTCTAAACTGTTTGACCCAGAGTTAGTTGTATCAAGCCATAGAGTACCAGAAACAGCACCACTAGGTCTTGATGTTCCAGAGTGCATAGAATTGATTGCTGAAAGTGAATCATTTAAATCACTCCTAAAACTAGGAAAAGATTGGTTAGAAATATTCATGTCATGTTGTGCCATAATTTCTTATACTCCTTTTAAAATCCTTTTGCAATAAAATCAAAGGTTCTTGATATATTTGTTCCACTTGAATTTTTAAATAAAACATCAAAGCCATTAATTGTTTTATTAGATACTGTGAAGAAATCTCCTGTAGCCATATTTTCTCCTGTAATACCAACTGCATAATTAACAGATTTGTATGGGTTTGTAAATGTTACTGTTTTAGTTCCAGCACCAGATACTATATCATTTCCACTAAATATTCTGTCAGGCATATCAATTGTAACTGTTACTGCTGATACAACAGGAGTAGAAGCACCATCTGTTGAAGTTAAAACAACTCTAAATTTAAAGTATCTAGCAGTATAATTTCCTATTACAAAACCTTGAAAAGCTGTGTATGTAGAATTATCATCACTTGTTGATATTTCTAAATGTGCATCACAGTTTGCTGGTGTATCTCCGTCAAAGTTAGAAGATGCAGAATCAAATAATCCTGATCTATTATCAAATAAGTCATCTGGGTTTCTTGAAGTTTGTGTAAGAGTTGCAGTAATTCTAGCAGTATGTTTTGCACCTATATCAATAACATTTGCAAATTGATAATTACCACTTGATTGAAAATCAGAATTAGAAACACCAGAATCAAAAAATCTAGTTGTTTCATCATCAAAATCTCCACTAGCTGAATCAAAAAGTTCTGATGAATCTAATTCAATAGCATCATCTGAAATTACTGTGTTTGTTAAAGTTCCAGAAAAGCTAGGGTGTTCTGATTGTGTTGCAACTGCATTATGATTAATAACATCAGTTACATTAGAAATAATAGATGTTGCATTGGAACTAAAGTTACCAAGTTTATCAACTGCCTTAATTAGATAAGTTCCAGCCCTAGCTGGTACAGTTATTGAAGTTGCTGGTCTTGACACTTTTGTAACTAAATTAACTGAGTTCTGCCAATCAGCAGTTCCATTTGTTTCTTCACTAAACCTAATTTGATAAAAAGCTAAATCTAAATCTGGTATCTGTGTCCAGCTTAAATGTGCGTTTGTTCCAACAATGTTACAAGAAAAATCATTAATATCAGATGGTGGCTCAATAGCACCTACGATTGTTCTTTGTGCTGTAACATAAGCTGATGATACGCCTAAACTATTTACAGCTTTTACTCTTACATCATACACCTTTTGGTCAACAACATTTAAAACTCTATGATTTAATCCAGAACCTTGTGCATAAATAATAAAATCTGAATCTGTACTTAACTTGTATTCTACTTGATAATAATCAACAAATTTATCTGGAGAAGCACCAATAGATATATCTAATGCTACAATTACAGTTCCATCATTATATTCAACTAAAGTATCATCTAATGTTACACTTGATGGTGGTTGGATAGTAAGTGGATTTGGTAAATTAGTTGTTGGTGTAGAACTTACTTGTGTTTTAGTTGCCCAAGTATAATGGCTATCTTGGTGTTCTACTAATCCTAATCCTATTGTAAAATCTTCATTAAATGTAACTTCAAGCACTCTAAAATTTTTAGATGAGAAGCCGAGAGAACTATGAGTGATTGCCACTATATCTCCAACAGCTAAATCATAAGCATCAAATGAAACATTTAAAGATAATGTTATTGATTCTCTTGATCTTCTTAAAATAATTTCTGCCATTTCTTCTGCTTGATATGGAGATGTTATAGTTTTAAATTCAAATCTACCCTCTAATAAAAATCCACCATCAACATTTTTCATAGTTGTATGTTGATCAGCACTAGGCAAACTACTGTCATCTATTGGTGGAAACTGTATTTCATCAACTTGATAATTACGATCTGGATTTATAAAACTTACTATACAACGATTATATCTATCGTTTTTGTTAGGAGAAGATAAACTATATCCACCTATTATATCATCTTCATTTAAAGTAATAGATGCTGTTCCTGTTGTTTCAATTATCAATTTATATTTACCAGATGTGTAAGGCAAATATCCTCTACAACCTTTTACTAATTCTCTAACATTTTCAATTATTTTTCTTGAAGTATCTAATACTGCATTAGTGTCAAAAATATTAATATTACTTGCACCTGAATATGGCTCTACTTGTGTAGCACAAATAACTGAAGCATCATAGAAACTTTGTAAATCAATACTTGATATTGCTAATCCTTTTCCATATCTTTCGTTTGTTAAATAATCTAATAAACACCAAGCTGGATTAGTTTGAAAAGATGCAGATTGTTCTACTAAACTTGAATTATAAGTTTTAACTTTTTTACCTTTTATTCTAGCTTGTACTTTTGGTATTCCTGTAAATGCGTCTTGATTCCATTTAAACCTTAATGCTAAATAACAAAGACCAGATAGCTTATGATTACTTCCCCAATTAGATAATGCTGATAATATTCCAGAAGTAGATTGTCCATCTGTTCCAAAATGTGGTTCTACTCTAATTAAACTTACTGCACTTGAGTTTTCAACAGTTGGGTCAGCTTTATAAAAATTACTATCTGAACTATTTACCTCTACTTCTGTGCCATCTGATAATGAACTTGCCCAAGTAACAGGTTTGTCATCTACTATTATTTCTTCTATTGAATTAATTTCTCCCTCTGCCATAACGATAGCCATATAAAGATATTGGTTTGTATTGCCACCACCAGAATCTAAAAATACACGAGTACCACCAACTAATCTTTCTCCATAAATTACAGGAATATTTGCGTCATTACTTTGTTTATTTAAAAGAACTCCTGATTCAAAATTTTCTAAATCTCCATCTCCATAATCTGGATTATCAGGAGGAGGCATTATCCATGAAATTACTTTTCCAAGTGCTTTTTGTACTTTTTTAACACCTCTTTTAAATTCTCTAGCTATTTTTTTTAATGGCATTATTCTCTACCCCATTTAATATCTAATACATTTTCAGAACTAAAATCCATTCCTACATCTGTACTAAAAAATCTTTGTTGTGATGTGTTATTAGTTTTACGACCATTCTTTTTTTCAAAGTCAGCCCAATGTGATACTATATTTAATGTTACTGTACTTGCAGTATCTGTTTCTCCAATAGTAAATCCATCAATTTGACCTTTATAAAATAAAAAAGGATTGGAAATTAAAGAATTAGAACTATCTAAAAAACCTCTATAAATATCAACACTATCATTTGTAATATTTTCACTTAAAACAACTGATATAAAAGTTTGATCTGCACCAGAAAGAGATAAACTTAGACTTGATTTACTTAATTCTGTTTGTTCAGAAAAGTCAGATATATCCATAATAAAATCACTTGCAAGATAAGTTACTGAACTTCCTGAAACAGAAGAAGTTAAAGAAAAAGAGCAATCTGTTATATTAACAGGAGTACCAAAGCCAATAGATATAAGATGAACTGGCCTAATATCATTAGTCGCTAGTTCGTTCTTTATCGCTGTTGTTAGACTTCTCGACATATTCTTCGTAATTAGTTTGGGTTACACTTTCTGTACCTTTTAACATAGTATATTCAAATTTGCTATTAGGTTTCTTGTATTCTTTAAGATCGTTAATACTAGCATCTATTTGATCTTCATTAACAATAATTTCAGCCACAAAGTCGGCAGTTATCTTGTGTGTTATTTTATATTTTTTCACTATAGAGTTTCTTCTACATCAAATTCAAACTGATACAAGAAAGCACCATCATTAGCAGTACCAACAGCACCAAACTCTTGAACATCATTAGTAAGATGTACTGTAAAAGGAACATTATCATAAATTACTGCTGAGTTATCTGAAAGTGCTGTAAGTAAAGGTGGTTCAATAGTAAGTGTAGAAGCATTACCAGATGCTTGAACATCTGCAACAATCATATAAACTTTATTATGACTAGCAAACTTAATAAAATCTCCTGACTTAAAAGCATTTGGATTATTATTTGCATGGCCATCAACTGCAATAGTTGTATCTCCTACAGCGTGAGAACCATTAACCAATATTGTTCCTGTTTCATTACCTCTAGCATTTTTAACTTCTGGTGGGATAATCGTAAAGTTTTCTTTACCTGATCTTTGTTTAATTATAAAAGCCATTAACTCTCCATATACATCTGATCTAGTTCCTGTAATAATTCTAATAGTAAATGCAAATCTTTGATTATCTATTTGTCTAGCAAGTTTCTTACCAGATACACTTTTTGAAATAATAGTATTTTGAATAGACGTTATTCCTAAAGATTGAAACTTAGCAGAAGATATTGGAAAAGCACCTGACATTAAATTAAAGCCTCTCTACCTTTTTCATTAACTGCATTATTTATTAATTGAGTTATAGTTCCTCTTGATCTTACAAGTAATTCTTCAAAGCCAGAAGCATCTACTGTGTTAATGTTAAAATTAACTGTAGCACCACCACCACCTGTTCCTCTAGCTGATTGAGTTATTTGTCCTGTTTGATTTGGAATAAATAATTCTGCCCCTCGTTCTCCAACCATAACAGGTTGACCTTTTGATACTGCACCACCTTTTTCAAAACCTTTTATTTTATCTACAAATTTTAATCCAGCACCGACAACTGCTCCAGCCGCCGCAATGTTTAATGGAAAAGGAACTGAAGCTAATGCTTTAGCACCAGCTTTATAAGCAGAAATTAAACCCTCTTTGATAGCTGACATTTTAAATAAACCTGTTGCTTTTTTCATTGCCGCTTGAACTACAGAACCAACCATAGCTTCTACAATAGATTTAATTATAGAATTTTTTAAAGTTTCAAAACTTAATTTACCTGTCATTACAAAATCTGTTAAACTATTTTTTAATGCGTCCATTGATTTTGTTCCAGCTTCTTTAAATCTATCAAATGTTGTTGTATTAAATTCTTTTTTAAATCCTTCACCAAATCCATCTATTGCACCACCTATTCCCTCTAAATCTTTCGGAAGTTTTTCAAAACCTTGATGAAGTTTATGTTGATGCTCAAATATATCTTCTGATTTTTTTGCTTGTTTCTCTAATTCTTCTGTAATTTCTTTATGTGTTTTTAAACCTTTGTGTAGTTCATTGGTATATTCAAATGCTTTTGTATTTTTTAAATTTTCAAGTGCAATATATTTTTCTAATTCCTCTTTTTGTTTAGTTAAATTAGCTAATTGATCTGCTGTTAGTTGTTTATATTCTTCTAAAATTATTTGTCCTTTACCTCTTACATCTATAAATTGATGTTCTTTTTTTAATCCTTCTTCTAATTGTTTATTAATTTCAATTAATCTTAATTGTGCTTCTTCAATACTTTCAGGATTAATTAAACCATCTTTTATTCTTTCATCTTTTAATAAATCTTTTACTTTATCTATTACAAAACTTATTCCAGCTAAACCAACAGCACCTTTTTTACCTAATAAAAAAGCACCAACAATTCCAACTTCTCTTGCAAATTCTGGCATAGCCATAAATCCATCAAAAATACTTTTTAAGCCTGAACCTATTTTATTAATGGTTGGAATTAATTCTTTACCTACATTAACAACTCTAACCATTCCTTGTGCTAAATTCTTACCAACTGATGTTGCTATTCTGTCTAAATCTTTTGCATTTCTTTGTAAAAATTTATCTAAATCTCCAAATTGTCTTTTTAATTCTTCAAAGAATCCAGCTTCAAGTAAAACTTTTTTAAAGTTGAATACTTTATCTCCAATCATTGAAAGTGTACCTTCAAATGTTTGTGCTAATTCATCTGTAGCTTTTCCAAATCTACCATCTGCACCAAAAACTTTTTCAAATGCTTGTATTGTTTCTTCTATAGAAACTGTTGCTCCAGCTTTAAAGCCAAGCATATTTCTAACACCTTTTTCTCTAAATAAATCTGCCGCACCAATACCAGCACTAAATGATCTTTGAATTTGTTCTGCTGTTGTTCTAAAATCTAATCCTGTAACTGCCGCAACATTACCCGTTATTTGCAACATTTGTTGCAAGTCATCTGCATTATCTGTAACTGTAGCTAATATTCCAGAACCTTTTTGTATTTCTTCAAGTGAGAAAGGAACTTTAGATGCAAACTTGACCATATTGTCAAAAGCTTTTGCACCCTCGTTTGTATCTTTAAGTAAGAATTTTAATCTAGTTCTTAAATTTTCTAATTGCTTTCCTGTATTAACTAAATTTCTAACAACAAGACCAGCACCTAAACCTAAAAAAGCATTTCTTAAATTAAATACAGAATTTTTTAATCTACCTAAAGATTTTTGTACACCATTTAAAGCCTGTTTCGACCTGTCCTTTGCTACAATATCTATATTAAGTTTTTGTGTCATTATTTAAACTTTCTTGCTTCTGCTAGTGATCGTTCTGTTTTATACTGATCTTGTTCTTTTTTCAAGTATGCTAACCAAAGATTATAATGACTAACAGGCATATCAAGAACTTGTTGGATTGTAAGATGTAATCGTTCTGCAATAACTAATAGCGACCTAACATCAGGGTCGCTATCTACTTTTTTTCTGCGTCCTCGTATGATGTGTCTAAAAGAATTTTATTTGAAATATCTGCAACTATATTTGAATCTGCTTTTTTTCTTAATGCAAATTTATCTTCTGGTTTAAATGCTTTTTTAAGTTCTCCTTTTTCATCTTTAATCATCAATTTCATAATGATTAAATCAACTAATACTGTTAGATCAGAAAAATTACTAGATTTCTTGAAGATAATATTTTTTTCTTCAAGTGTTAAAGGCTCAGAAAAAAAAACAGATGGATTTCCATGCTCGTCTTTCCATTGCTCAACTTCAATAGTAAGTGTTTTTAGACTTTCAAAATGAGATTTAACTCTATCAATAACTGACATAAATTAGGATTATACAGTTCCTATAGTTAATGCACCAGTTCCTTGAAAAGTTACACTTCTTGAAACGATTGCGTCCATTGAGTTATTAACTGACATTCCTGTAACAATTCCTGTTCCTGAGAAACTTCTGTCGCCACTTGCATTACCCTCTGGGAGTAATATAAATGAGATTGAAGCACCAGCAATTAAACTTGTTTGAGGTGAATCTGTTTCATCAAAGTGCATTTCTAATGTTCCAGAGAATGAAGTTCGACCAGCAACAAATGATTTAGTAGCATCTGTTAAAGCTGTATCTTCTACAACATCTCCTGTAGTTTCAAGTGTGAATGATGTTAGTTCCCCAACAGCAGTTCCACCAGCAGTAACTACGCCTTCTTTTCCGTGATGTGTTGCCATTTTTTATCCTTGTTTGATTTAGTTTGTTTGTTTTCTTTTTCTTGCTTATAGCCTAAACTTAAAAAATGTTCAAGATTAGATTCATTAATAACTATCTCTGAATTATCTTTATATAATTTAATATCCTTAGCCATAAGTCCTTTTACAGTTTATCATCTTCTTCGTCAATATCTTCTTCATCTTCTTCAAAATCTTCTTCAAGGTCATCTGATACATCTTCTTCTTCCCAAGTACCATCTTCATCTTCTAAAGAGTTTTCTCTAATTTCTTCTACTAAGTCTTTTACTTCCTCGCAAAGCATAGACTCTTTATCGTGTAACTTTTCGATCTGATCCATTTTCTTAGAAATTTTATCTAGTAGTTTTTCGTTTTTCATATTTTATCCTATGGTGTTCCAGCTTGATATTCGTACATACACCTAATTGTCATTCTTATTCCACCAACAGGAAATAAAGAACCCTCGTCAGTTTCTACTTGTATAACTTCTGAATCAAGTGCATTACCATTTCGAGTAATATCAGTTTCTAATGCAGTTTCAATAGCTGTAATTAATTCATTTCTTTTAGTATCTATATTGGCCTCTGCACCTTTAACAAATCCTAGTATTACAAAGTCTATCGTACCATGCCTAGTTTTAGCACCAGAACCTAACTCAGAGTCATCTCTATTTTCTTCTGATGTTTGAACTATTACTGCTGGATATTGTTGCTCTGATAACTCATCTAATAAAAAAGGTTGTCTAGTCGCTTTTCTTATATCTGGGCTAGATATAGCAGATATAACTGACAATAAATTACTTGCTATGTTTTCTCTTATACTCATATTCTTGCTCTCCTAAATTCCTTTGCAACAAATCTGTTAAATTGTTTTCTTATTATATTTGCTGTTCTATCATTAAATCCAAAAAATTCCCTCTTATTTTTTCCTAATACTTGATTAAATACTGCTCTTTGTCTCATCTGTGAATTACTAAAATTAACAGTAATTTTATTAGTTCCTGTTTTTTTTAAAGTTCTACCAGATGGAGTTAATGCACCTAACATACGACCAGAATAAAATAAATCAACTTTTGTAGATTTACCCTCTCTTTGTAATTTTTTTAAATAACCAGAAGAATATGGAACAAAAGGTATATCTCTAAAATCTATTCCTTTTTGTGTCTTAGTTCTAATAATATCTAATAATTGGAACCCAGCTTGTAAAATACCTTTTTGGATTATTCCTTTAAACTTTTTTTCTATTCTTTTAAATCTTTTTTCAACAAATTTAGCATTAGTTTTGATCTTTAAATCTAAAGCCATTATCTAGTCAATCTTCTAAATCCATGTAAAGGTTCTCTCTCGTTAGATACGATAGTTCCATCAGAATCTACATCATACTCTACACCATCTTCTAATATCATTCTCCATTCGATATTGTATTGGCTCATATAATATTCTGCCATTCTTTCAAATCTATCTTTTTCTGTTTCTGGTCTAAACTTAGTTAATGCTGGTAAATAAAATCTTCCAAGAAATAAATAAACACCAGCACGTTCAAACTGATCTAAATTAACTTTTGTATTAACCATCTCAGCAGTATTTAAAACTGTAATATCTGTAAATATATTTGTTTTATATACAGGCCACCACTCTACTCTTAATGCTCTAAAAATATCATTTGTAGTTTGTGCTAAAAAATTAGTTGTTTCTGTAGCAGTTGTAGATATACCAAATTCAAAAGCATCAGGTTGATATTTCAAAACATCTGACGTTGTTATTACATCTGCTCCTGTATAATTAGCCATTAATTACTCCAAATAAGATATGCAATAATTAAAACTAAAGGAATAGAATACATTGGGTTTTTTTTAGCTTTAATCCAAACCCATTTGCTTTTTTTTCTAATCTGTCTCCAAATCCATTCGTTCATCTTTTTTCTTTCTTGTTTTTCGTTTCTTTTTTAAAGGTACTACATTTTCTGTAACAACTTCTTTAACTTCTTTTACAACATCTTGTTCTAGTTTAAAACCTCTAAAATCATACATACCTTTATTAGTTTGATAATCTAATTCACTTCTAATAATTGTTTTGTTACCTCTTTTAAGAGTAACCATCTTCTCATTTGATAATACTAATTTAACCATTTTATTCTCCTATGTTAGTTGCGAGGGCAGTTTCCCACCCTCACAAAGTATCCAATTATTATTGGATTGATGAATCGTGATGTAACTCAACACCATATGAATCATGGATTTCTCCAACACCATATACTGAAGTAGCAACAATCTCGTCTGCTCTAAGAGAAGCATCTCTTTGAGTTTCGATTTTAACATCTTCCATCATAGCGATTGCAAGTGCATCTCTGTGGAACGCACCACCTTTGTAATCTCCAGCATTACCTGTATTAGCAATGTTTGAAGTTTCAAAGACAGGCATACCAGCTAATCTACCAACAAAACCTGATCTTAATGCTTCGTTTGCTAAGTCATTTGCATTTGCGTTTGCAAAAGTATTAGTCAAACCAGCTTTTAAGTCATAAGCGATTTTAGGGTGTAGAACAACTGCACAATCGTCAATGTTAAGAGCATTTTCTCTTAAAGTTGAAAGTGCTTGAAAGATTACAGCAGATGAAATAGCGGCTGAACCATCTCCAATTGCAACACTAAAGCCATCAAACAATGCAGTTAAATCTGCGTCTTGTTTTCTAGCAAGTGCTTCTCCAAACAATTTACCAATATCTCCAGCAACATTTCTTGGTGCTGAATTTCTTGCTAAGTCAGTTAGAGTAGTCATAACACCAACCTCAGATGCAGTAATAGTTACTGAACTAGGGTTGATTGCTGTGTTAGATAAATCAGTTGCTTCTGCTACTGCTGATGCTGATACATTTGCATAAACAGGAACTTCAACTGCTTTACCACCACCTGTGATCGCATAGTTTTTAACTAAGTTTCTCATGATGGATTTTTCAGAAGCTACGAATTGTGCTTCAGCTACTATCTCTGTGTATAGTTCCGATAGCGTAGAACTTGTGCTTTCGTTTGCCATTTTATTATCCTATTAAGGTTATTTTGTTAAATTAATCTCAACAGCACCTGAATCTCTTTTCTTCCTATATTCTGCATAGGCTTTACGATCTTCTGGCTTTGTTAAGTCCAAGTCCTGTAGGTTAAAAGGTTTAACAGTTTTACCACCAATAGCACTCTGGCTTCCTGAACCAGACAACGACCCTTGACGGAAATGTGGGTTGCTATCTAAAAACTCCTTAACTCGATCTTCAATTGTAAGTAGTTCTCCTTTTGCGTTATATCGTACATTAGAATTATTATCAACTACTTCTATTCTACCATCATCTGTGTACTTCACTTCATCTTTTAATAAAGATACGACTTGTTGTGCGTTGATAGACTTTTCTCTATTAGCAACAGATAGTATTGAATTATCTACTTTTTCTTTTTTGATTTGGTTTTTCATTTTTAACAATTCTTGTTCTTTTTCAGATAATCTTTCTTGCATTATCTTTTCCAAGTCTTGTTTTGTCTTAGCTTCTTCTAATTGTTTTTGTTTTAAGATTTCAGCTTTTTGCTTTTCTTCTTCTTGAAGTTTTTTTTCAAACTTATTTTTTTCTGCTTCAAGTCTTGTTTTGATTATGTTGTCTAATTGTTCTTGAGTAAAAGTATTTTGTTTTGTTTCTTCTACTTTTACTTCTTCTTTTGGTGTTTCAGTTGCTTGTACTTCTGGTGCAACATTTTTTTGTTCTTCGGACATTGTTTCTCCTATAGTTATATTATTAGTTCGCCTTGTTCGTCATACCAATCTGGATTGACGTAAGACCATTGATGCCGACAATTATAACCACCACGAACAACTAAAGGATTTCCAGATTTTTTACCTTTCCAACTTCTACTTGTCCAAAGTTTATTGACTTCATCAATTGTGAAAAGTCCACTTTTCCTCTTATCATATACCCCATTAATTATATTTCTGCAATGATCTCTAGTGGTAGGAATTACATCTCCATAATATTTAACAAAAGTTAAACCAGCGTCTTGTGATTTATTAAAGTTTAAGGTTGCATCAAAATCTCTCAAAGAATCATTCAGTATCTGACCAGCATATCTTTTCATGTTTTCTCCAGCACGATCTCTTGCAAACTTAGATTGTAGAGTTTGTATAGACTTATCAACTAGTGCTTGTTTAGACTCATCAAACTTATTTTCATTTATGTAATTAATTAATCTTTGTATTTCTGGGTCATCTGAACTAGCATAGATACCATTTATTGTTTGTCTAAGTTCTTTTTCTAATACTGCAAACTCACTACCAACTAATGTATTCTGATAAACCTTTTCTGATAATCGCCTTGTGAATGTATTTGATACATCTTTGAATTGTGTAAAATATTGTTGCTTTAGATTTTGTACTAATGCTAGATCGCCTTTAGTTAGTTCTTGAAACTCTACAGGAATATTACCAATTCTTTTAAATGCTTTTTCTATTCGTTTAGCTTGTTTATTAAAACCCTCTCTAACAACTGTATCTGACCATTTAAGATATTCTTTTTCTAAGATAGCTTTTATCTTTGGCCTAATTGCTATAGCTGATTGTAGTTCAATTAACTTACCATCTGTTAAAGGTAATCTTGATGCAGTAGCAACTACTTCTCGTTCTATTCTGTCTAAGGTTTTAATTAATGATTTGTAATATTCAGCTTCTGCAAGTTCTATTTGCTTAATACGATAAAGGGTTGCGTCTTTGACTATATCCGACATTCATTATATCTGTTCTTGCTCTACTTCTTGATCTTCTTGTGCTGGTTCGTCTTGTGTGAACTGACCTACTTCTGATGCTTGGTCTATCTCATCAAATATATCATTTAGTTTAGCATCATCATCAACAACTGCTCTAGCGATTTCTTTATCAACTTCTTTAGCAAAAGTTGGAGAGCCAATGTTTAACGCTTTAGCTTGTTGGAAGTACACTAGATCACTTGCGTAATCTCTAATGTTAAATGAATCTGGATAATTTATTTCTCCATCAAATGTAGCATTTTGGAATAGTGCATATAATCTAAATAGTTGTTCTTCTGCTATTTGTAAGTTGTCAGCTTTCTCTGATAGTCTAGCATTTAATAATTCAAATTCTGTTTGTAGTGCAACACCGGAAGTAATCCCTGTTTTTTGAGTTCTAACAGCACCGGTATGTGCAATTCTATTTATAGAATCTACTTTGTTATTTATAGACTCCATAATAGCTTGTAAGTTTTGGCCAGATGGTTGAAGTAAATATGGTTTTAAGTTTGGCTCTAACTCATCAGGCATTTCTATAACTGCACCAGCACCAGCACTTGCATTTACACTTGGAGTTTTAACTAATGATGGGTGGTTAGTTAATCTGATTAGTTGTTCCATTTCAGAGTATTCATTGTAGATAGCTTTTTGTAGATCAGCAATATCAGTTAAATCTGATTGACCAATTCCTCTTTTGTGAGATTTAGAATTGTATAAAATAACTGCTGGTATTTTGCTAATCATGTTTGGTACAGTATCTATCAATTTAGGCTCTGATCTTTCTTCCATGTAAATAGTATCTATTCGATCAGGATACCAAATTCTCATGTAAGTTCCCCCGTTCTTATCTACTTCTTCTCTAACTTTTAAATAGTTTAATTCATACTTACCATTAACTTGTCTTTCAAAATTCCAATCTAAAACATTCTCTGGAGTAACGATTGATAAGTATGGTCTTATATCTTGATCTAATTCTTCTGCTCTAGTGTTTGTAGTTACATTAGGTTTATCTAACATCATAAAACAATGACCATAAATAGACGCATAGTTTTGTGCTTGTTTAATTACAGAGTTTAAATTGTTACCCTCAAGGTCAGCATCTTTTAAGAATGATTCTAAACTAGGTTCATCTTGCATAGAACCAAAATCTCTACTTGGTCTAACTCTAAATAAAAATGAAGAATAAATTTGAATAATATTTTTACAATGGTTATCGCATGGAGTGTTAGCAAGTCTTTGATTGAACTCGTTGTCTAATTCTAAATTATATCTGTTTAGGTATTGGCCAACCATATAATCATAGCCACCATTATATGATCTGATGTAATACTCCCAATTATTAATTGTTTCTGAGTAGTCTTTGTGAGTGTCTATTGCTTGATCTCTAGTGTATGCCATAAATTACTTCATTGTCCATCTTGTAGGAGCATTAAATCTTGCCTGAGTAGTTAATGGTTTTAAATAATCAATCATATAACCAAGTGCGTCATTCATATGATCGAATCCATCTTCCTTATCAGGAATATTTGTATTCTCCTTGTATATTTGTCTTTGTAACCCTTTTATCAGCGTTTTGCAAGAATGTGAAACAAAAATATGTCTTTCGCCATTAGAATCTTTGAGCCTACTGTTCACAGCATTGACTCTATCTCGTATAGCTGGGTGTTTATGTTTGACCTTAACTTTAAATCCAGCGTTCTGTAAAATAGATAAATCAGTTCTCCCACCAGCAGATGTTTTTCTTTGTTTAGATGCTGGGTCAGGATATATAAATATTGGAATCTTTGTACCATAACGATCTCTAAGTTCTTGCACCATTTCATCAGTATTACTTCCATAAATGATAACCTCATCTACAAAATAAACTTTATCTTTTTCTATCTGCCCAACACAAGCTGACATTGGGTCTACGTTAAAGTCCATTCCAATATGTAAAGGTTTCTCCCAATCTATCTGTCGTTTAACAACATTATCTACAGGGTGGAAGTTATAATAAACACTTCCAGCATAGTTCTCAAATGTACCCTCAAACTCTTGTCTAAAGGTTCTAATATCTATATCCTGTTTAGCTTGTTCTATTTCCTCTGGTGTAACCATACCACCCTCAATAGTCGTGTATTGAAAAGACTCCCAATCGTTATCTTGCTTACCTTTTAGATATAATTCATAAGACCAATTACCATATCCCTTTGGAGTACCACAGAATAATACATGGCCTAATCTATCAGATATACTTGCTCTTAATACTTCATACCAAGTACGCTTATCAATATCTGCAAACTCATCTAAAATTAGAAAGTCTAAGCCTGTTCCTCTAAGACTATCATAATTATCAGCACCTTTTAATGAGATTGTACTATTAGATTTTCTTATCGTAATAGTCATTGTTGTTTCGTTTATATCCTCAATCCAATTAAACTGATTAAGCATTTCTTTAAGAGTACCCCATACGATCTCTTTGGCCATTTTAAATGTTGGTGCTACATACCAGATTCTTCTATTAGGCTGACACGCATACTTCATCATTTCAGTTACAGCTAAATAAGTTTTACCAAATCTACGACCTGATATTAAAACTCTAAACCTTGATTTGCTTGATGATACTTTAAGCTGGGGTTTTGTGAGAGTGATCTTCATTACAGAAATAAGTAATATACAATTTATCCTTATTTACTTTTTCTTCCATTTTTTCTGCATAAGCAATAGTTAATTGACTACCACCTATAACACATTCTGACCAATTGTTAAATTTTTTATCTATTGTCATTGTATTATCACAGTATCCACTAATTGCAGAACAGATTGAGAAAGCTAAAATAAATTTAGTCATTCTAGTATAAGTTTTTTAATTGATTTTGAGCCATCTATATTTAACTCTAATTCTGCCATGCTTTGAATACATTGGTATTTAATTTTACTGTCAGGTTTTAACTGGCGTTTAGCAATACGAGACCCTTTTAAACATTCAGAAAGTGAAGATTGTATTCTTGCTTCCTTGATCTCTCCGTTAATAATCATAAGTAGGGCTACCACTAACTCTGTCATACTATCTTACCTTTGTTTTCTCCATTCTTAATAACATACTTTTGAGTTCCATGTTTTCCAATCTCAACTTCTTTTTTTAAATCTTTTACATAGTTCATTTGTTTAGCTTCTTTGTTTATGTTTGCTATGTAATCTAAAACCTTTTTAGTGACTCTGCCCGTTGCCATTTGCTCTTACCTTATCTTTTAATTCTTCTATAATCTTTTTCATTTCTTCTATATCTTTCATGGCTCTATTAAGTTCTACAGTATTGTTTCTCATTGAGTGCATTTCTGCATCAGTAGTCTCCTGTGATTTACTTAACATCTCCAATAAAAGATATTGCTCCTGATCTGTAATTTTTTGATCTGACTTAGAAATTAAATCTGTTTCCATAATTTGTCTTGCAGTTTCTAAGCTAGTTATTCTTCCTGTAAGATTTGCCCATCCCATAACTGCTCCACTAACAACAAGAATTATGCCAATTAAATTAGCGAGAGGTAGTTGTAATTTAGATTCTGAACTTACTCTGATTGTATCATTATCTTTTTTCACATTGGCCTCACACAAAAGGCAAGAAATACAAAACCTAAAATTAACATTCCTGTGAAGTAATAGTTCATTGTCCTACCCATAATTATTTCTTTTTTTTCTTTTTAAATTTACTTTCTAGCCATTCAAAACAGTTATCTATAAGTCCACAAAATTTATAAATAATCTTATCCATTAAACTTTAAACCCTTTTTGCCATGCTCTGATACTCCAATATGCTGGAGATAGAGTCTTTTGGCCTCTAACCTTTTTAAGAACTCCACCCATACGAGCCATGAATGATCTTTTTCTTGCTGGGATATGTTTTTTAATAGACATTTCCTTAGAGCCAAAATTTACTTTTTTAACTCTGCCAGATGATCTATCTTTTACAAATACTTTAAACTTCTTAACATCTCCACGCATGGGTTTGTTAAGTTTAACAGTTTTGTTTTTGTATTTAGCCATATGGCATAAATATCACACAACAATGTAAATTTGAAGTTTTATCTCTTGAAGTGTCTTTTTCTCCATTCGTGACAAACATAAGTATCTTTTACACCTTTAGCACCCCAGCGACCACAGAATGACCACTTGTTAGAGTACAATCCACAATCTCCACAGCTATTGCCTTTGAGTGCTTTAGTAAATGATTGAGGTAGAGAATAATCTATTATCTCTCCAGTAGAATAAAAGTTACTTCGTTTCTGTTCCATTCTCCACTAACTTTCTTAAATCTTTTGCTATTGCTAATGCTTTGTTTAATTTTCGTAAAGCTATATCTCTTTGAATCTTTACTTGGTCTAACTCAGATTTTAACTGTGATTTTTCTTCTCTTAATTTTAAAAATGTATTCTCTCCGATTAGTTCACTCATATTATCTTCCTTGTCCTTTGTATCTAGTTTGTTTTTGTTGTCGTTTTTCTTGTTTGTTTTTGTTCTTCTTGTGTTTTCCAGCACCTCGTTTTGGTGGTTTATCTCTTGGTATGAAGTGCGTGAATTTTTGTTTAGCCATTTACCTCATCAGCTTTAGCATCAATAATTAATGGTAGAGGTTCAACAGTTTGTGTGGTGTGTATTTTATCAACCATATTGAGTTCGTTCTTAGATAACCAGATTAATAACTTAGGGTCGCCTTTGAGTGCTTTCTCCCATAGCTTCTTTCTAAGACTAGCTTTACCAATGTTTTTGTTTTCTGCTACTAAATCGGCATATCGTCTTTGCAAAGTTCTAGCTGATATTCCTACAACAGAACCTATTTCTTCTTGTGTGCAACCTATCTGACTAAGTTTTGCAATAACATCTTTATCTAGTTCTTTCTTAGGTCGTCCTATAGATTTTGTCTTAATTGTGTCAGTTGCCTTGTTTTTGTCGTTTTTCATAACCATTGAA